AATGCGGCGGCGTTCAGGATGCCGAGCAACTCGGTCGTGCCGGTGCCGTTCATCCCTTCGTAGTCCAGCTTGTACGCGAATTCCTTGCCGAACCAGCTGGCGACCATCGCCTCGAGAGCCGGCTCGTCCTGGAGCAGTTCATCCGTGGCGTAGTACAGGCCGACCAGCTTCTCGAGGTCGACCGACTTGCGCCCGAACTTCGGCATCGACTTCGTCTTCTCCGCCGCTTCCGCGATGCGGTAGACGTTCACTGCGTGATGGCCATCGCGACGGTCGTAGTCCAACAGCTCGTTGAACTTCAGTCCGTTGTAGCCGGCACCGATCGGGACGCGATCCATCCCTGCGGTCAGCACACCGTTCTGCGCCATCCGGGTGAGCAGCGTCCGCGAGAACTGCTGGTCGACCAGGTAGCCACCCTCGTCGTCCGTGGTCTCGTTGTTGCCAGTGGGCGCCTTGTAGGACACGCTGTGCCCGCGAACGGCCTTGAGGAACGAACCGAAGTTCTTGTACTCGGTGATGCGTTCCTCGCCCTGGGCAACCGACTGCGCCTGGGGCTTCAACCCCTTGAGCGCCTCGGCGACCGCCGACTGCACGAGCGCCTTCTGCTCTTCGCAGCGGGCGTCATCGGCGGGCGTCCAGTCGAACGCCACCTCTGCGGCTTGCAGGGACTTGCTGGTTTCCTCGTCGACCTCGATGACCGAGCCGGCCGTGAAGGCTTTCCAGGGCTTCAGGAGCTTCATTTTCCTATTCATTGACCGATCCTTCTTTCTTTCATTTCAATCCTGGAATGTCGGTGTCGTCGTTCGCTCTGCCGGCCATCAGGGGTTGCCGCAGGCTGGGTGGCAAACTTAGACGCGACCCATTCGCCTTTGAATCTCTTCGTGGACGAGATGCGTAATCTCTGCCTGCATCTCGATTGCCAACTGATCCGCGGTCTTGATCAGCCGCGGGGTGAAAGTCTTCGGTGCCGGGGGCGCTGCGGGCGGGGGCGTGACGTCGGTGTGCAAGCGCTTGCCCAGTTCGGACAGGTTCAACTGCTTTACGGCCGTGATCAGCGCTTCAGCATTGGCTGGGCAGCTCACTAAACTGTGTTCCAGGAGCAGCGACTTGGTGACGAAAGCCCTTGGCTCGGAACTTTTCCGCCATTCAGGCCAGGCACGGGCGGCGTCCATCAAGGAACCATAGCTCTTGTCGTTGGGCGTCACCCAGGTAAGTGGGATGTACCCAATCGAGCTCGTGCGGAGAAAGCCGCCCTTTACCAATGTCCACAGATCTTCCGCCAGCGGGGTCGTGGCCATCAAGGATTTCGTTTTCAGCCCGTAGCCGTCCGCAGCGATGAACAGGTCTTTGCCAATCGGTGGCTCGCTCCATTTGTGCCCGAAAAGCACCACCGGAGCCTTCCGAAACTGATCGAGTTGAACGCCGTCCGGAATTACCACCTCGCCGTCACGATCGAGCGTCCGGGTGCTGGCATAGCCAACGAAAGTGCGCTCGTCGGTTTCGTCCAAGCCGGCGGTGGAGACTGAGCGATGAAGCTCGGGGCTCAACTCGGATTGCTTGAGCGCGGCCTCCAGACCATCGCGCAGTTCCGGAGGCAGATGCGGGACAAACTCGTTCAACGCTATGCAGCTTTTCACGCGACGTTCTCCTTACACTTAGCCCGGACGTTGGCCATTGCCCGTGCGTGTTTGTCCCTGTACTCAGCGGATTCCCAGTGGCCTTTGTTGATGCTTTTCATCTTGGCTCTAAACTCAGGCCGCGCGCCTTGTTCTTTCCGCTTCGCCAGCATTTTGGTACGATACTCGGGGGATTGCCATAGCGCCCTGCTGGTGGCACCAATCTTGGCACGATGTTCGGGGGTGGCAAGCACCGCATTGAGGGAAGCCGCCCGCTTGGCTCGATACTCTGGAGTCTGCCACAGTTTCCTGCGCGTCTCCGCCCACTTGGCACGATATTCAGGCGTCCACCGTGCCTTGCTGGCGGCCGACTTCTTGGCCTTGGTCTCAGGCGAATCCCGCCGCACCCTGCTAGCGGCACCGATCTTGGCACGCACTTCAGGGGTGGGATTGTAAACCCCGTCGCCGCCATCCGTGGAGTTGACCAAGTTGCAGCCAGCGTCGCGGAGGGTCTTGATCCACTTCTGCTCGGCCGCCTGCCAATCACCTTCGCCGGATTCCAGGATGGACATAGTTGGAAAGTGACCGGCCTCGATTACGCTGCGAACCCAGTGCGTTCGGTGGTTCTCTTGCCTGCCTCGAATGGCCTCGCAGATATGGCTGTGCAGGCGCCCTTTTGGCCTCGTGGTCTTCCCGACATAGCGAACCCGACCGTCACGGGGATCCGTCAAGCTGTAGATGTGCCAGCTCATTCCGGGGGCTCCTCTGGCTTCTGTTCTTCCTGCTTGAGCGGCGGTAGGTCGTACATCGCCCGCGCTTCATTGGTAAGGAGAATCCCCTCCTTATGCAGTCCAACGACCTCTGCCAGTTTACCGGCACTGTCCTCTGGAACATTCTCATCGTAGGCGAAGAAGATACGTTCATCGTAAAGGGGTGCCAGCCGCTCGTTCAACTTGTCGCTGATGCGGGTCAACCGCGGCTTCACGGTAAACTGCTCATAAACGCGATTGGCTGTCTCGGCAGTCGAACGATTCGAATTCTCAGTGGAGAGAATGTCTTCGGGAATCCCGAAGCACGCCGCGATCTCGTTGCGGTATACGCGCCGGCCTTCGCGGAAGCTCATCTCCCTGGGCGAAAGCCCGACGGGCTGAACATCGAACTTGGAGTCTCCGACAAACACTCTGCCGGACTTGTTGATGCCTTTCAACTGGCGATTCCAGTCAGCGGCGATCCTGGCCAGCTCCGCCTTCTCCACGACGCCACTGTACTTAATGAACAGGCTTGGCGTTCCGGAGTTGTTGTTCAGGGCTCGTTCATACGCCTGGGCAGCCCGGTAGTCGAGGATCGATCCCCAGGCAGCCTTGGCCGGGGCGAACCCGTAAACGCTGCCGCTGGGGTCTGGAAAGCGGAAGTGGATGACATCGTCGGCGGGGATCTGCTTCTCGCCGGCGGTACCACTGCCGAGGACGTAGGCCTTGATTAGCTTGGTGCCGCTCAGTTCGATCTTGACCAGGTGCGGCGGCAATAGCAGGATTTCACTCGGCACCCCGAGATTGTTCCGGCTGGACAACCACCAGTAGGCGTTGCCGGTCAGCTCCAGGTCAAGCTCGGTGAGTTCGAACAGTTCGAACCGACCCTGCAATTCATTGACGTAGTTGAGTAAGTCGAGCGCCGGGTGATCGAGTACTTCGTCAACGTTTGCCTGCTTGCGGTTGACTGGTAGCGCCTGCTTGACGTGCTGCAGTTCGCGGCGGTCGGTGATCTTTCGGCTGGCACACTTCAGCGCGGATTGACCTGGGCTGGTCGTGGCGTAGAGCTTCAGCGGTTGGCTAGCAACACGACCGGCGTTCTTGGAGGCGCAAACGTAAATCCAGCCGGCGTAGGCATTGACCAGCGCATCCATATCGCACGGGGGCGAAACTGCCTGCGGGGAATCGATCTGGTAGCCGTAAACGGCACGGCCGAATGATACCCACGATCGCAGGCGCGCGAGAAAGCTCATAGGTGCTCTCCTTGCAAGAGTATAGTGCCAGGATTGTACACTTGCAAGGCGTTCTCCTACAAATTCGTCCAGACTGAGTCGTCGTCCAGGCCAAGCGCAGCGGGGGCAGCGACCCTAGGTGGCGCCATTGATGACTCAGCAATGAAGTGCGCTGCGGCGTGAACTGCAGCGTCCATCCGATCGGGGGAGTCCTCGCCCGGTTTCCACGAGAGCATTTCATCTTCCAAGGCTGGAAACTCCCCGACGTGGTGCAGCAGGCCTCGCTCGGCAAGGGAAGCAATGGGCTCGGCACGCATTTTCTTGGATACCCCGGCGTGCACCAGCCGCACCTCGGCCAGGGGATCCGCCTGCTTCAAGATGGCCTCCACCATCGCCCCGCCCGCGTTCGATTCGGCGACCACGATGCCCGCACCGAAGTCTTTCCTCGCTTCGGCGACGGCCATTGACCACTCGGCAGGAGTACCTGAACTGGTGCGATCGGCCAGGATGTACAGATGCCCGGAATGACCCTTGCCAACCACCACGATGCCAGTGCTGCATTCCCCGCCGCAGGCCGGGTCAACCCCGACGACTATGCTGACCAGTTCCTCGTTGACCTTCGCCATCCGGTACCCGTCGATCCATTCCCGACGCCAGAGTGCCCCTTCGCTGGCATCGCCCCACTCGCCTTCCAGGAACCGCCGGCGTTGGCGTTCCGACAGCCCCCGCAGACGCTCCAGGTAGGCCGGATCGATATGGTCAAGGTTGTCCTTGGGATTGATGTGGAATAAACGGTAGTGATCCGGATTGTGCAGCGGCCGCTGGTCAACCGGGTCGATCCCGGAAACGAAGAGCTTGTACAGGTACGAGGCATTGCTTGGTGGGTTGAAGGAATACCAGTCGCGCTTGCGCAGCTCGTTGCGCTGTGCCAGCCGGGTGTTCGCGATCTGGATTGAGCTCCACGGAATATCGGAGGCCTCGTCGTAGAGAATCGTGCTGTACTCGCTACCCAGGATTCGGGCATCCCGGTTGTCTACATCGTCCAGGCCGCAAAGCCACAACTCCGACCCATTCGAATAGTGAAATACCCAGTTCGACTTGTCGACGGCCGGATTGATCCCGATGAGCCGGTGCAGTTCGGGCAGGGTTTGCATCCCCAGCTTCTGCTTGGCATCCCTGAAGGTCTGCCGGACAGCGCAATGGCGACTACCGGGGCACTTCATTGCCCGGGCAGCCAGGGCGTAAAGGAACAAGCAGGTCTTGCCCGAGCGACTGCCACCCGTTCCCGCCACGTGATCGGCATCGGGCTCCGCAAGTATCTGCAGCGCTTCTTTCTGCTTGGGCGTCAGGGTGAACACTACAGATTGGCCTCCGTCTTGCCGAAGTAGATGTTCGTCGTCGGTGCGGCATTCTCGGGGGCTGCCCAGTTGTTCAGCTCGGCAAGCAGGCGCACGGCGGCGATCCGGGCATTCGGATTGATGTCGATGTTCTGCCCCATCGTGGCCAGCAAATCGCAGGCAGCTGCCCGGCTCATCCCCGTCGAGAGTTTCTCCACCAGACTATCGCTGCCGGCCAGGGGCTTGGCCAGCTCGATCTGGACGACCTTCAGGCGGTCGAGGCGCCATCCCTGAACCCGGTATGGTTTGGCGTAGCCGGCCAGCTCGGCGGCCTTGGCTGGTCGGATGCCCGCCCGTCGGTGCTTGACGTACTCCTGGAGACGCCTGGTAAGCATACCGATACCGTAACCCAGAGCGTAAAGATGTCA